AGACGTAAACACCTTGCAATCAAGAAGCAACATCCTAAGTTAGACATACGCTTTGTGTTTGAAAATAGCAGACGTAAGCTACGCAAGGGTGCTAAGTCCTCATACGCTGAGTGGTGCATCAAGTATGGATTTAGTTACTATGACCGCATTATTCCAGAGGATTGGCTGAAAGAAAAGGGCAAGAACAAACATCCTAAGTTTATTAAGTTTACGGGAACTAAAGTAAAAAGGAGCAGATAGCATGGACGAAAATGAAATGAAGATGAAGTCTGAAGACTTTTTAATAAGAGTAAGACCATTTAAAGATACAGATGGGTCATGGAGTGGTGACATAGATTTATCCATCATTACACAACCATCTAATGATTTACCTGATGAAGACTACAATCAGATTATGCACTTCTGTAAAATGATGGCATCAACTGTGCCTATCATGGAACGAGATGAGGAACTACGAGATATGGTACATAATTTTGTCATAGAACATGTTGACAGAGAGTATGTTGTTGAGGTAGACTCAAGACCACGTGTTATTGATAGAGATGATAATGTAGTTACGATTGACTTTGGAACTAAGACGAAAGGAAGTGCATGATGACAAGTTACAAGAATATTATGGAAAAGATTGAGCGAGAGGCAAAGGAAGCATATGCTGGTGTTGATATGGTCAATAGCCCACCACACTACAATGAAGCAGGTGTTGAATGTATTGATGCTATTGCCGCTGCATTAAGTGAAGGTTTTGAGTTTTATCTACAAGGTAATATCATGAAGTATCTGTGGCGTTATCGCTACAAGAATGGCATTGAAGACTTGAAGAAAGCCAGTTGGTATCTCGACAAGTTGATTACTGAAGTCGAGGGCTGTTACGATGATGAGAGTTAAAGTCTTCATCACCATTGACGTAGACCCAGATGAATATCCTGTACCTGCTGATGAGAATGTGGGAGAGGAAATAGAAGAAGGTATCCGTGAATACTTTTATGACATTGACGGAGCAACAATAAAAAACATTAAGCACATACAGGAGTGACCCTATGATAAGTAATCATTTACCTACAGATTATCAGAACTTTATTGCTCTGTCTCGCTACGCAAGATGGAAAGAGGATGAGCAAAGACGTGAGACATGGCCTGAAACAGTGTCACGTTACTTTGATTATATGACTGTTCATCTAAAAAAGAAACACAAGTACACACTTTCTAATGAATTACGCACAGAGTTAGAGACTGCTGTGCTTGACCAACACATCATGCCAAGCATGAGAGCCTTGATGACATCAGGTCCTGCACTGGACCGTTGCCATGTAGGTGGATATAATTGTTCATATGTGCCTGTGGATAGCCCACGTGCGTTTGATGAGACAATGTATATACTCATGTGTGGTACAGGTGTAGGCTTCTCTGTTGAACGTCACAACATTGAGAAGCTACCAATCGTCAACGAAGATATGCATCCTACAGATACTATCATCAAAGTTGGCGATTCACGTCCGGGCTGGGCCAAGTCACTACGGGAACTTATTGCTATGCTGTACGCTGGTCAGATTCCTAAGTGGGATGTATCAGAGGTACGCCCCGCAGGTGCAAGGCTAAAGACATTTGGTGGTAGAGCCAGTGGCCCAGCCCCTCTTGAAGAACTCTTTGAGTTTTGCATAGAGAAGTTTAAGGCAGCATCAGGCCGTAGATTGTTTCCTGTCGAATGTCACGACATCATGTGTAAGATTGGTGAGGTTGTAGTTGTCGGTGGGGTCAGACGCAGCGCACTCATCAGCCTGTCAAACCTGAATGATGACCAGATGGCTCATGCAAAATCAGGTCAATGGTGGGAAAATGAAGGACAACGTGCGCTTGCAAACAACAGCGTTGCCTACAAAGGTAAGCCACAGATGGGTACATTTATGCGTGAATGGCTGTCATTGTATGAAAGTAAGTCAGGTGAGCGTGGTATATTTAATCGCAAATCTGCACAGGTACAAGCAGCTAAGAACGGACGTAGAGATGCGGAACAAGATTTTGGATGCAACCCCTGTTCTGAAATTATCTTGCGTCCATATCAGTTCTGTAACCTTTCTGAGGTTGTTGTACGTGAAACAGATACACAACAGACACTAACAGAGAAGGTGCGATTGGCTACAATACTAGGTACGTTCCAATCTACTTTGACTGACTTCAAATACCTGCGTAGTGTATGGAAGAAGAACACAGAAGAAGAACGTCTGCTTGGTGTATCACTCACTGGTATTATGGATAACCAGTTGACAGCAGGTCGCTCTGCTCATCTGGGTATAAACATTGGACAGACTCTTGAGGCATTAAAAGATGTAGCTATAGATGCTAATAAATCTATGGCTAAACAGCTAAAGATACCACAGTCCACTGCTATCACATGTGTTAAGCCATCCGGTACAGTGTCACAGTTGGTAGACAGTGCATCAGGTATACATGCCCGTCATAATCCGTACTACATCCGTACTGTTCGTGGAGATAACAAAGACCCATTGACACAGTTTATGGTAGCACAGGGTATTCCGGCAGAGCCTGACGTAATGAAGCCAGATAGCACTACAGTATTTAGCTTCCCAATGCGTTCACCTGCACGTGCCGTAACACGTACCGCTATGTCTGCTATTGAGCAGCTTGAGTTGTGGCTTATGTATCAGCGTTACTGGTGTGAACACAAGCCATCTGTAACAATCTCTGTAAAAGAAGAAGAGTGGATGGATGTAGGCTCATGGGTATACAAACACTTTGATGAAGTGTCAGGCATCAGCTTCCTGCCGTTCAGTGAGCATACATATAAGCAAGCACCATATCAGGATTGCACTGAGGAAGAGTACAAAGAGATGAAAGCACAAATGCCTACATCAATTGATTGGTCTGCATTGCGAGAGTTTGAGAAGGAAGACACTACATCAGGTGGGCGTGAGTTAGCCTGTACTGCAGGGGTATGTGAAGTAGTTGACTTGACTGCTGCATAATGATAGAGTGTAGTGGATTAGACTTGTTATGGTGGCAGTGGTGGATACTTGTAATGATTACAACAAACACCCTGCTTAATTTAGTAGTGTTCTTTAAACACAGATTTAGAAAGGAGAAAACATGAGTATAAAAAATGTTATGATAAACGCAACACGTTCTTATTTACTAGGCGGTGTGAATAAACATCTTGCTAATATAGAGGTGTATATGAATCAAACTGTAGGTATCGGAGAACACTCTGATGTTATAGAAACTATAGACTTAGAACTTGACAAAGCTGCTGCTTATCATGATAAGTTAGAGATACTAACAAAGTATTTCCCACTTGAACAGACAGAGGAGAAAACAGATGACGATGAAACCTAATACAGAAGACCGTAAGAAGTTTGACCTTGACCTACAGTATGGTGAGGTACGTGAACAAATGGTAGCTGACATGCTACAGAACAAAAAGATAGAGGTTAAATCAGAACGAGATGTATGGCAGCGAACTGGAAACATTGCTATTGAGTATGAGTGCTACGGCAAGCCTAGTGGTATCAATGCCACTGAATCAGATTATTGGTTTCATAACTTGTGTATTGGTGAAGATACCTTTGCCACATTGGTTTTTGATACAAAGAGTCTGAAGCGTATTATCGACAAGTTAGACTATAAGAAGTCAGTGTCTGGTGGAGATAACAATGCATCACGTATGTATCTGCTTAATCTGCAGAAGCTATTTTCCTCTGATGTAATAAAGGCATTTAAGGATGAAACAGATGGACTTAGAAACGCAAGCTAAACAATGGATGAAGGAGAAGTACAAAGACATGGAGATGAATGAATACCAACGTAAGTCCATTGAGTTTGCCATCTATCCAGCCACGCACAGGATTCTATATCCTGCGCTTGGTTTGGCTGGTGAAGCAGGTGAGGTTGCTAACAAGGTAAAGAAGTTTATCAGGGATGGTGCTGACAAGGAAGCATTTGAAGTAAAGAAACTTGAAATAGCAGCGGAGATTGGTGATGTTCTATGGTACTGCGCTAATCTGGCAAATGACTTGGGTATCAATCTTTCTGATATTGCTAGTGAGAATTACTCTAAACTGTCAGGACGAAGTAAGCGAGGCACACTTGGGGGTGATGGAGATAATAGGTAGGATACTTATGTATCTTATATTAGGTGTGGTAGCTATGTGGTTAGGTTATGTAATCAGCATGGCTGTTATTAACACTGTATGCGAGTGCATACGTACAGGACCGGGAGATATATGGATATGGTTGGAATCTTAATTATAGTAGCAGCGTATTTAATATTAATACCGTTGCTGCATGAAGGAGAAAGGGGCAATTAAGCCCCTTTTTTATTTAAGTTTAGTAGATTTTATATACTCTAACATCATATTAAGATGAGTTTCTTTAGCCATATTAGGTTTTTCTGGACCTAAACCTGCGGTCTTTATTAAGAATGGCAGTTTGTTTAGAGCATCTCTTCTCTCAGCAGGTTTTAATCTTCTAAACTTTTGGAGCGTTGATAAATAAGAAGACAGTTTAATATCTATAGGATTTCCAGACACAGGGTCAACTATACCCTCTTCATTTTCACCTATTAGTATATCTTCTATTTCACGTTTATAACCTGATAGTATATCTACCACGGCTCTTGCCTGTGCATCTTCAATAAAAGTTTTTGCAGGTTTTCTTTTGTCTGATGCTGCGTACATCTTTCTTTGCTCTGAAACAAAAGC